GGGCCGTGAGTGCTCTTCAGACACCACCCTGTTCGGCCCCATCAAACACCACCATCGCCTGTTCCGCCCACGGCAACGCGGCGCTCTCAGTCAGCTGCATGACGGTGATGGCCGTGACCTCTCGACCGAACACTAGCCGTTTCAGCACATCCGGCGCCAAGTATGCCAACCGCAACTGCCTGCTGACATGGCGCTCTGCGAGCTTTACGGCGATTGCGAGATCGCGGACCGTGCCAAACTCACCAGCCTCCATCCGCCGCCGCCAGGACCAAGCCCGGCCGATGGCACGCAGGATATGCGGGTCTTGGGTTTGATCCTCGCTGGGCAGGTAATCGGCGGGCGGCAGGATCTTGGGTCGCCCATTCTTTTTTCGAACCTTGAGCGGCACGAAGATCTGGATCGTATCGGGCGCGGGCATTATTCCGCGGCCTCGAGTGCGCGCGGGGCCATCATTTCACGCATGACACCTGCGATGCCATCGGTGCGCAGGTCGATAATGAGCCCTTCAGCGGTTACTGTGATGCGCCGGACTAGTAGCTGAATGATACGGGCTTGCTCTGCTGGAAACAGCTGGTCCCAAAGCTGCGGAAACTGCTGCAAGGCTGCAATGGCATCTGCCTCCGGAATGTCATCCCTGTCCAATTTGGCAATGACCTGTGCCGTGGTTTCTGGTGTGCGCAGAACGCGGCGGATCTCGGTAATGACAGCACCCTCGGCTATATCCGCTGGCAGGCGTCGGGGGATGCCATCGTCGGGCGTCTCGCGGTTCTTCAGAAGATCCATCGACACGTAATACCGATACCGGCGCGTGCCCTTTTTCGTGCTTGACGGCGTCATCGCCGCGCCGGTCGCTGTGAAGAAAAGCCCTTTCAGCAGAGCAGGTGTTTGCGAGCGGCTGTTGTTGGCCCGCTTGCGGGGACTTTCGCCCATGATGTCATGGACCTGCTCCCAGAGCCGGGCGTCGATGATAGCGTCATGCTCGCCGGGATAGGCTTGGCCTTTGTGCACGGCCTCCCCGCGGTACACGCGGTTGTTGAGCAGTCGGTATAGATAGCCCTTGTCGATCAACTTGCCCTTTTTGTTGAGGGTCCCTTCGCTGCGCAGTTCTCGCGCCAAAACAGTTGCCGAGCCAACCTCAACAAAGCGAGTGAAGATTGCACCAACCTTGGCGGCTTCCTTTGTGTTGATGACCAGTTTACGATCGCGCACGTCATAACCGAGGGGTACGTTGCCACCCATCCACATGCCTTTCATCCGTGAGGCTTTAACCTTGTCGCGGATGCGTTCGGCTGTCACTTCACGCTCGAACTGTGCAAACGACAGCAGGATGTTCAGCGTCAACCGCCCCATGGACGTGGTTGTGTTGAACGACTGCGTGACAGAGACAAAGGTAACGCCGTTTCGGTCAAAGACCTCGACCAGCTTGGAAAAGTCCATCAGTGCGCGCGACAGGCGGTCGATCTTGTAAACGACAACGACGTCGATCAAGCCGTCCTCGATATCGGCCAGAAGTTGTTGCAGGGCAGGGCGCTCGAGGGTGCCGCCCGAGATGCCGCCATCATCATATTGGTCACGCACCAGCGCCCAGCCTTCCGACTTCTGGCTGGCAATATAGGCCTCGCAGGCTTCCCGCTGCGCATGCAGCGAGTTGAACTCCTGCTCGAGCCCTTCCTCGCTTGATTTGCGCGTGTAGATGGCACAGCGCAGGCGGCGGGCGGGTTTTGTGGGTCCGTCCTTCATGCCTCACCCCGCTTGCGCTCGCGCAGCCCAAAGAAGCGATAGCCATTCCAGCGTGTGCCCGTGATGGCGCGGGCCACAGCCGACAGCGATTTGTAGCGGCGGCCGTCCCATTCGAAGCCTTCCGTCAAGACGGTGACGGTATGGGCTGTGCCGTCCCATTCGCGGATCAGCTTCGTGCCGACCACCGGATTGCGGGGATCTGCAATCTGCGCTTTGCGCGTCAGGGTGCCGTCCACTTCGTCGGCGAGCAGATCGAGCATGCGCCGTGTCTGCTTGTCAGGGCCGCCGTAGGTCAGCTCCTGAATGCGGTAGGCCAAGCGGCCTTCAAGAAAGCCGCGGCTGTTGTTGGGGGCAGGGGTATTAAATAGCGTCTGCCACTCGGCCTTAAGGTCTTTTACCGACATCGCCTTGAGTGCAGCCAGGCGGGCCAGAATGGGGTCGTGTGGTGTCATGCGGGTCTCCTCTGAGTTGGACCCGCAGTACCGCTCTGTTCTGGCCGGAAGTGTAGCGAACTATCTCTACTTTCGGTGAACTTGTCGTGGTGATCGCGCTGCACGAGGCGCACGACGGCTGCCGCGAGCAGACCGTAAAGCTCGGTGCGGCGATCATGCGCCGTCATGCGGTCCGGATTAATGGGATTTGGCCCCGAGGCCCTGTCATACCGCGCAATTTTCATTGATTGCCTCCCCAGGTTTGATCCCAAAAAGACGACCGAAAGGAGTGTTAACAAGCTAAATCATAAGCTTGGCGGTCTATGTCGGTTTGTGGCAGCTCGCGGCGGTGTGCCGTCTCAAACGCAGCGGCCGTACCAGCGAATCCGGCCAACGATATTGACCTCGTCCAAGAGGCATGAGTAGGGCGAATAGTTGGGATTGTCGGAGGTGACGCGAATGCGTGGCGGGTCACTGGAGGGGATATGCTCGATCCGTTTGGCCATCAGCCCCATGCCATCGTGCAACACGAAGAGACCCGGCGGATAGGGCGACTTGCGTTCCATATCGACGAGGATCGTATCGCCATCATGCAGGGTGGGCACCATGCTGTCGCCGGTCACGCGCAGGATCCGCAGGTTCTTCGGGTTTGCCCCTAGTTCGTCTTCAATCCAGGACAGACGAAAATGATAGAGCTTGCTGGCTTGCTCATCCTCTGCATGCACGATCGTGCCACCACCAGCTGAAGCCTTCGCCTGAACCCCGGAGATGCCAACAAACGTCGTGTCAGGGGAATAGATTTTGGGGGCCTCGCCCTCGACCGTGCCATCGCCGTCGATCAGCCACTCTACATCGACCTTCAAAACATCTGCGACCTTCTGCAGCTTCCCGCGGCTTGGGCGCACGGACTTGCCGCGAATGATGTCGTAAACAAAAGATCGGTTAAGGCCTGAGGCCTCGGCCAGCGCCGCGGGTGTCATGTCGAGCTGGAAAGCGCGTGCTTTCAGTCGCTGCGCGATATTCGTGACGATCATGGTTATCCCCAGACACTTTGTGGACAAAATAGGATATGTATTCTGTTGAAAACGGACAGTCAAACAGGTAGGAACAATATATGAACAAAGGGGGCGCCGCCAGTGTTGATTCCAAGAGAATATTTCACCCTGCAGGAGGTTCTGGCGGACTGGGGCATCTCCGAGTCGGAGCTTAGCTACGTTGTGGAGACGGGACAGCTTACCCTATCGGTTCGCATCTATGGATCCTTCGTTGTGGCCGATCGGAAGGATCGACCTGGTCGGTGCAATCCTGACTTCGAGGGTGTGGTGGATCTCGAGCGGCGTGACGCTATGCGCGTGCTGCGCAAGCAAGCATGTCCGGTCATCTCTTTCGTGCAGAAGGGCGGGGTCTTAACGACATCAGAGGGTGGCACAGACTGGGTGGTCTATCGTGAGGCCTTGCTGGTACGGGCCGAAGCGCGCGAGCTTTTCGAGGTGACTATTATGGTCGCCGGCACTCCGCATGCCAATGATTATGATCGTTTTTTGTCGTTCCAACTTGATGGGAAGCAACATCTGTTCACGGACATGCAGGCGCGGGCTCTGAACTTTTTGTTCATTTGCGCCATTACGGGTGACCCTGAACAGCGCAGTGTGCAGATCTTGGCTGCCGCAGGATCGGCTGCTTTGAAGCTCAGCTATCTATTTTCCAGTCGCAAGGGGTGGCGCGATATCGTGCATCCCGTCTCGGGGCGCCGGGGGTACTACATGCTGGAACCCGCTTTGGTCGTGACCATGCGCGTTGGTCCCTGATCTCGCACATTCTTCCAAAGCAGGCCCGCTTCGAGCGGGCTTTTTTATGTCTGTGGACATCGTGATTCGTTTTTGGCGTGCGCTGGTCACAGCCATTCGGTCGGTGTTCGGTCGGAGCTCGGTTGGTGAAGGGTTGGCGTTGGGTTGGAGCTCCGACCGAAATTTTCCGGTAAGTTGATTTTCCTACAAAAATTAATTTCTGGCACCGACCATTCATGCCACGACCTCCAACCCAAGGGTTTGGCAAGTTGCTCTCATCAACTCGATGAGGACCGCCATGGATCAAGACCAAACCCTACTGAGCACGAAGCTCTTGTCCCGGCGCTGGAATATTGCGCCGCGCACACTGGAACGCTGGCGCGCCGAGGGCCGGGGGCCACAGTTCATGCGAATTGGTCGGCACGTGCGCTATCGCCAGACAGATATCCAAGCTTTTGAGGCAAGGCATATTGAGGCTGGGGACTCTGAACAGCCCCTGACTGTCATCCGGTGCGCCGCATGAGTGCCCGCCTTTCAGTCACGCAAGCAGCAGTGTCGGAAATCACGCTGATGGCTTGGGTCGATGTGGCCGAGCCCGGGGCACGTCTCGTTTATCACCGCGGCTTTCTAGTGGTCGACACGACACCCAATGTCTCGATGCTTGGAAAACCCGCGCTTGAAGATCTGCGCGCCACCGCCAACGCAGCGTACCGGCTTTCCGAACTTGGCCGCATCCACCTCGTGCAGGAACGCCTTGGGTCAGATCGGTTTGCCTATCTCGCCATCGCCCGCCCGCAAAAGGTCGCTGTTCGAACTGCCGCTGTGAAGCAGCTCGCCGTGGCCGCCTGATCCCTCCACCCAGAAAGGAACCCCCATGACTTATCCAGAAAACACCCCGAGCGTGGATGACATGCTCAACATGCCGACCGGCGAACTGGCGCAGATGCCGGTCGAATTGCTGGCAGCGCTACAAGGCGAACTTGATCACGCCAGCAGACAGCTGAAGGCCGCCACTGCGCGGTTCAGCACCGCTCTTGAAGTGCGCTACGCCACCCGCGCCACTGAGGCGCGCCGGGCCTGTGGCAAGGATACGGGCACCGTTCGCCTCGCAGATGGTAATTACACCATCGTGGCCGATCTGCCGAAACGCGTCGACTGGGACCAGGAAAAGTTGGCGCAGATTGCAGCCAACATCGCGGGTAGTGGCGAAGATCCGGCCGAGTTCATCGACACCAAGTTGACCGTCTCGGAGCGCAAATACGGCGCGCTGCCTGAGGCTTGGCGCAAGGGGTTCGAGCCCGCCCGCACAGTTGGTTTCGGCAAAGCCAGCTTCAAGCTTGAGCCCGTAAACACGCCCTGAATACGGCGGCGGGGACGCCCTGACCGCAAGGCTGGGCAGGCTCCCCTTCGGCGCCCGGTCACCCCCCGCCGCTGTTGATCCCTGAACCATAACAAGGAGAGTGCCATGTCATTGCGCATTATCACTGCGGACGAACGATTGTCCGCTTCAGAAAACAAGACCTCGCTGGCGGTGTTCGGCCCCCCCGGCGTCGGCAAGACCACGCTGATCAAGACGCTGCCCGCGGACAAGGCGGTGTGCTTCGATCTCGAGGCTGGCATGAAATCCGTGCAGGACTGGCACGGGCCAAGCATCCCGATCCGCAGCTTTCCCGATTTTCGGGATCTCGTGATCCTGATCGGTGGCCCGGACCCGGCACAACACCCGGGCAGCTATTACGGGGTCGAATACCATGCCCATGTGCAACGTGAATATGCCGAAAGTGGGCTGGAAGTCTTTCTGAAGGACCGTTCCATCATCTTCGTGGACAGCATCACTGATCTGACGCGACAGGCCATGGCCTATGCCAAGCAGCAGCCTGAGGCCTTCTCGGATCGCACTGGCAAACCGGATGTGCGCGGTGCTTACGGGCTTCTGGGCCGCGAGGTCATTCAGGCGCTGAAGCATCTGCAGCATGCCCGCGGCAAAACTGTGATCTTCGTGGGCGTTCTGGAAAAAATCATCGACGAATTTGGGACGTCTTCATGGGTGCCGCAGATGGAGGGCACCAAAGCGGGCCGCGAACTGCCAGGCATTGTCGACCAAGTTCTCTCCATGCAACTTTTTAGCAAGGATGCCGAAGGGGCCTGGACGCTGGACGAGAAATCTACCAACCGCCGCCTTGTCTGCCAATCCGGCAACCCTTGGGGACTGCCCGCGAAAGATCGCTCCGGCCGTCTCGATATGACCGAACCGCCAGACCTCGCAGCCCTGCTGGCCAAGATCGACGGTCGTTCTGCACCGATCCTCCCAATCACCCCCAACACTACCTCTGTCTGAACAGGAAAGGACATATCCCATGAATTTTGATCTCAACGACGCTGGTCCGCAAATGGCTCCGATGGGTGAGCTGATCCCCGATGGCACCTTTGCCAAGGTGATGATGAAGCTTCGCCCCGGCGGTGCCAACGGTGCCAGTGAAATGGATGCGGGGCTCTTGAAAGCCTCGCCGCACAGCGACGCGAAAATGCTCGACTGTGAATTCACCGTGACCGAAGGGCCCTATGCTCGGCGTAAGTTCTGGCAAAACTTCACCGTGGCGGGCGGAAAGTTGGACGAAAAGGGCCAGTCGAAGGGCTGGAACATCTCGAAAAGCGTCTTCCGGGCAATGATCGACAGCGCCCTTGGGCTAAAACCTGAGGATCTGAGCGAGGCGGCGCGGGCCAAGCGTGTGATCGGTGGGTTGAAACAGCTCGATGGCATCACGTTTGCGGCGCGGATTATGGTCGATGTCTCGGACAACCCGAACTACCGCGACAGCAACAAGATTGCGAACGTTGTGCTGCCGAATGAGCCAGCCTATGCGGCAACTATGCGCGGAGAGGCGGTGGCGCCTGAGCCGGTGAATGCACCACCGCGCAAATCGGCAGCAGCGGTGCCTGCCGCATGGAATGCACAGGCCCCGGCACAGGCTGGCTGGTCCAACGCGCCGCAAGCTCCGGCCACGCAAGCGCAGCCCGGCTCGCCCGCAACCGCGGTAACACCCGGCGGCGCTCCGGCCTGGTTGAACAGCTGAGCCCATGACCTCGGATGAATGGCAGGCGCATGTCACGCGCGAAGCGGCAAAGGAGATCGGCAAATGGCTCGAGGCCTGCGGAAGACTGGATCGGCCTATCGCAAGCCTCCAACTCACGGACCTCGACGCCATGGCCTCGGTGGCCATCAGCCGCTTCGTCGTTCTGGCGTCGCACAAGATCCGGGAAGACCCGGGGGCGCATCCGGAACTCGAAAACCTGCTGATGGGGTGAGCCGCGTCTGCGCGATTTGCGGCCGGGAAGCCCGAGGCTTCGGCTTCTGCCTGCGCCTCCTGTCGTCGCAGTTTCCATTCTACCAATTCTGTTCGCGCCGGTGCCAGGACATCGGCGCGGACCTCGCCCAGAGGAGCCACGGAATGATTGATAAAACCGCACGCGAGGCACAGGCCATCCGCGACGCACGCAGGGATTTCGCAGAAGCACTGACAGCACTTGGCCTGATGGCTCCGTTTTTCGACCGCACGGCAGCTGAGATCGACCAGCTCATCGAGGCGGCGGTCACCGGCTACATCGACAGCATGCAAACCCAAGGTGCCCAGCCTGAACGTGATGGCTGCCTGCCTGAAGACCCCATTCCTTTTTAGAGGTGCAT